GAGATTTATCATGGCTACAGCAACTTATCCCGGCGCGGCTGGTAATACCGCCTTAACAGAAGCGGCAACTTTTGTACCAGAAATCTGGTCCGACGAAATTATTGCCGCCTATCAAAAGAACTTGAAGATGGCACCCCTTGTCAAGCGTATCGCTATGACTGGCAAGAAGGGTGACGTTATTCATATCCCTAAGCCTACTCGTGGTGATGCCAACGCTAAGGCGGCTGATACTGCGGTAACGATCATTGCCAACACAGAGTCAGAGTTGACAGTTACCATTAATCGTCACTTTGAGTACTCGCGTTTGATTGAGGACATCGTAGAGGTACAAGCATTGTCATCTCTGCGTCAGTTCTACACTGAAGATGCTGGTTACGCTCTGGCTGTACAGGTTGACAACGACCTTCACGCGGCTGGTACTGGTTTTGGTGACGGTGGCGCTGTTGTATTTAGCCCTGCTGAAACTGACTACCAGCACACTGGTTGTTTCTTCAACGACAACGGTACTACCACTCAGTACACTGATGACACTCTGGTAGCTGGTGACGAGTTCACGGATGCTTTCTTCCGCGACATGATCCAGAAGATGGATGACAACAATGTACCGATGGAAGGTCGTAACCTTATCATCCCGCCCGCTACGCGCAACGCTATTATGGGCATCGACCGATACGTGTCTTCTGACTTTGTATCTGGTGGTACAGTCAACAGCGGTCTCATTGGCAACCTGTACGGTGTAGACGTTTACGTTTCTGCCAACTGCCGAACCATTGAATCCGCGGCTGACAACACTGCTGGCACTGTCGATACTCGTGCAGCAATGTTCTTCCACAACGAAGCAATCGTTATGGCTGAGCAGATGGCTGTTCGTTCCCAGACTCAGTACAAGCAAGAGTACCTGTCTACTCTGTACACTGCAGACACCCTCTACGGTGTTCAGGTGTATCGCCCTGAAGCTGGCTTTGTTCTGGCAGTACCTTCTGCCTAATAGAACAACGGGGGTCGCAATGGCCCCCTTTCCTTTTCTCTTGCTAGGAATAACCAATGGCTAACTACACCAAGACTACTGACTTTGCGGCTAAAGATACTCTGCCCGGTGGCGATACCAACAAGGTTGTTCGCGGCTCAGAGTTTGAAACAGAATTTGACGCTATATCGACTGCGATTGCTACGAAGTCTGATACAGAAAGTCCTACTTTTACCGGCACAGTTACTATTCCTACAGCCGACATCAACGGCGGCAACATTGACGGAACAACTGTAGGCGGATCTACTGCGGCGGCAGGATCGTTTACTACTTTATCTGCGTCTAGCACGTTTACTTTAGGTGGCGTAGCAATAACCTCTACAGCCGCAGAACTCAATATTCTGGACGGCGTGACATCTACCGCCGCTGAGTTGAATATCTTAGATGGCGTTACAGCAACTACAGCAGAGCTAAATACTCTTGATGGTGTAACTGCCACATTTTCAGAAATTAATATTTTAGATGGCGTAACAGCTACAACAGCAGAACTCAACATTTTAGATGGGGTTACTGCTACTACTGCTGAATTAAATTTTGTAGATGGCGTTACTTCAAACATTCAAACACAGCTTGATGCTAAAGGAACTGGCACCGTTTCTAGCCTTTCAGACCTAAGCGTTACATCAACAGCGGCTGAACTCAACATATTGGATGGTGTAACCGCAACAACTGCAGAGCTTAATATTCTTGATGGTGTTACAAGCACAACGGCAGAGCTAAACATTCTTGACGGAGTAACAGCAACAGCTACTGAACTGAATATTCTTGATGGTGTTACTGCAACAACAGCAGAATTAAATATATTAGACGGAGTTACATCTACAGCAAGTGAGTTAAATGTTTTAGACGGTGTAACAGCGTTTTTAGATGAAGATGATATGACTAGCGATTCTGCTACGTCACTAGCAAGTCAGCAGTCAATTAAGGCGTATGTTGATTCTCAAGTTAGCGGGTCAACTACATTAAGCGGTCTTACAGACACCAATGTAACCACCCCGGCTGACGGTGCATTGTTGTTTTATGACACTGGTACATCCAAGTGGATTGACAACGTAGTATCAGGCGACATAACGATTGCTGATACAGGCGTAGCGGCTATTGAAGCTGGCGTGATTGTCAATGCAGACGTTAATGCTAGTGCGGCTATTGATGTCTCAAAGACTGCTTTGACGGCAGGGACAGGCTTAACCCTTACGACAAATACCCTGTCGGTTGATGCGGCACAGACTCAGATTACTTCTGTAGGCACTCTGTCGAGCCTTTCGGTATCAGGCACCCTAACTCTTGGTGGCACGGATATTACGTCCACAGCGGCTGAATTGAACATCCTAGACGGGGTTACGGCTACGGCGGCAGAACTAAACATCCTTGATGGGGTAACTTCCACGGCCACAGAAATAAACTTGCTTGACGGTGTTACTGCTACAACGACAGAGCTTAACTACCTTGACGTTACAACGCTGGGTACAACAGAAGCGTCAAAGGCGGTAACGGCAGATGCTAACGGCGTAGTAACATTTGATAACGGCATATCAGAAGAGTACACAGCGGTTACTTCTAGTAGTAATGCTACGACTGTAAACCTCCGTGACGGCACAAACTTTAGCCATACCCTTACAGAGAACACTACGTTTACGTTTAGTAATCCAGCCTCTAGCGGAAAAGTTTCTGCGTTTACATTGAAAATCGTGCAGGATGCTAGCGCTTCTGGTTATACAGTAACGTGGCCTTCATCAGTAGATTGGCCTAGTGCTACAGCACCTACGTTGACGGCTACGGCATCAGCGATTGATTACTTTGTGTTTATTACCCATGACGGTGGCACAACCTACTACGGCTTTACAGCGGGGCAAGCGTTCGGATGAGTCTAGCTTCTAGAAAGTTAATTCAGGCTACTGCTGGTGCAACTACGGTTGACACTGGTGACGATGATTTCGCCAATGTTGTCCTGTTGTTAGACGGTGATGGTACTAGCGGTGATGACAACAACACCTTCACTGACTCGTCTACCAACGGACTTACAGCCAGCCCAGACGGCACTGTAGTACAGGGTAGCTTTAGTCCGTATGGGGATAATTGGTCTAATTACTTTGATGGAGATGGCGATTATCTAATATCTGACACTAATTTTACTGCGATTGGCACTGACGATTTTACTATTGAGTTTTGGTACAACGGCGGTGCACAACCTGCTCGTTATCCTTGCATTATCGGAACGCTAGACGAGTTTAGTGCTAATGGTGCTTGGCGGGTAATGACGTATAACGACAATGCCAACAGTTTTCAATTCACTTTTGAAACAACAAATTATGTTTTTACAACGACAAACTACAATGATGGGGTTTGGCGGCACTTTGCCGTTACAAGAGAAGGTACAAGTTTAAAAGGCTTTGTAGATGGGGTTCAGCAAGGCTCAACAGAAACAATGTCGAATACCCTTACTTCAAGAAACATAATGGTGGGAGGACAGCTACGAGACGACGACTTTCAAGAAGGGTTTATTAGCAACGCAAGGGTTATTAAAGGCACTGCCCTATACACCTCCGACTTTACGCCACCTACTGAACCTTTGTCAGCCGTTACTGAAACGGAGTTTTTGTCGTGTCAGTCAAACAGGTTTTTGGATAACAGCACTAATAATTTTTCTTTATCAACAAGCGGAACCCCCAAAGTAACCCCGTTTAGTCCGTTCAAGGATGATGACGCAAGGGACATAACGACTGATGGTGGTTCTGCTTATTTTGACGGCGGCGACCATGACATTCAATGGGGAGCTTCTGGCGATCTTGCTCTTGGATCAGGCGCTTGGTCGGTAGAGACGTGGTTTTACATGAACGCTTTGCCATCTGCTTCTACGGGGTCATTTATAGATTGGAGGACATTTGGTAGTGCACCCACAAACGTTCCTATTACTAACATAACCAGTACAGGATACGTCCAATGGTATGCAAATGTACTTTCAGGAGTTGCTATGACAAGCAATGTCCCGCTAAAGGTAGGCGAATGGACACACATTGTTTTTATGCGGTCTGGAGATATAGTAACAATGAATTTTAACGGCACAGCCGTTGCCAGTTATGTAGACAGCAGAACTTTTGCCGCGCAGACATTTGGAATCGGAAACATTCAGACAAATTACGGCATAGATTCGTATTATTCTGACTTGAGGGTATTGATTGGCTCTTCGGCATATTCAGGCGATTTTACTCCACCTACAGAGCCTCTGACCGCAGTAACAGACACAGAATTGCTGGCCAGTTTCCAAGACGCTGGCATCTACGACAGAACAGGCATCAACAACCTAGATACTGTAGGTAATGCTCAGATTGACACAGCCGTTAAAAAGTACGGCACAGGGTCAATGGAGTTTGATGGGTCTGGTGACAGTATAGATATTGAGCATAAAGACGAATTAAATCTAGGCACTGGAGATTCAACTATTGAGTTTTGGGTTTCGCTGAGTAGTGGCACTTCTGACAACGATGGAAGTATGTCCAAAGGAAGCGGCGGCTCTAATACTGGATGGCAATTCATTTGGAACAACACAAATGAAATTTTATTTATACGAAGAGGTGGAAGTGCAAGCAGTCCGCAATTAGAGTCTGGTAATAATACTGTTTACAGAGACAATACATGGCATCACGTTGCTGTAACAACTTCTGGAACCACTATCCGAATGTTTTTAAATGGTACGCAAGTAGATAGCTACACAGACACGGATAGCTGGGACTCAACCGAAGTTTTAAGGCTAGGCACCAATAGAAACAACAATAATTTTATGGCTGGTTACTTAGATGACGTAAGAATCACCAAAGGCGTAGCCCGTTACACCGCTGACTTTACACCGCCTACTGAGGCACTACCCAAGTTTTAATAGGAGACAAATATGTTATTTGTTGAAGTGGCTACTGGAACGCCAAAAACAAAAGTCCAGCTAAGACAAGAAAATAAGCATATGTCTCTGCCTGAAGCGTGGACTGATGCAACGCTAGAAGCCTTGGGTGTGGCACGGGTAACAAAGACTGCGGCACCTGACGTTAGCGAATGGCAAGTAGCTGTCAAAGATGGCGTAGAAGAAGTGGACGGCGTATGGCAGGAGAAGTGGGTAACTCAAGAGATGTTTACTGAGTATTCCTATGATCGTTATTTGGATGCTGACGGCAATGAAGTTGAAAGCACTGACGATGAAAACTATGACCGCACAGAATCTGCAACCAAGACTGTACAGGATCAGAAGGACGCCAAAACTGCCGCTGACAATGCCGCTTTAGAGGCTACAGAGCGGGCCAAGCGGGACGAACTGCTAAAGGAGACAGATTACTACGGTATGTCTGATGTCACCATGTCAGCAGAGATGACAACGTACAGACAGGCTTTACGGGACGTACCACAGCAAGCTGGATTTCCTAACACGATTAACTGGCCTACGAAGCCTTAAATGAATGGACCCTCTGTCTCTTGTAGCACTAGCGTCTTCGTCGTTCAGAAGCGTACAGCTTTTAGTAAACAAAGGTGCTGAGATTGAACAAGTTGCTCAACAGTTAGGCAAATGGTTTAGCTACGCATCAGACATAAAACAAGCAGAAAAGGAATCAGAAAACCCTCCAATCTTTAAGAAGTTGTTTAGTGGTGGTTCAGTAGAAGAAGAAGCACTGAACGCTACCATAGCTCGCAAGAAACTGGAGGAACAAGAAAAGCACATACGTGAGTTGATTGTCTGGGCATACGGTAAAGAGACTTACGTAGAAATGATGCAGTTACGTAGGGACATACGTGTACGCCGTCAGACGGCAATATACAACCAACGTAAACGAAGACAAAAGATAGCTGACGTGATTGCTATAGTTGTAGGAGTAGCGGTTGCATCCGGTGTGATATACGGAACAGCTTTATTTATTAAAGGCGCATAACTATGGCAGATGACGGAATGAAAGAAGTAGTAGACACAATTTCTGTAGCAACTGGGGTTGGCGCTTTGGCTGGCTTGTTACCCGCAGTAGCGGCCTTGTTCACAATCGTGTGGACAGGTATACGCATTTGGGAAACTGAAACTGTAAAACAGATGAGGGGCAAGTAAGTTATGTGGACAGCCCTTGTTGGACCTATTGCAAACTTGGCTCAGAACTGGCTCGCTAACAAACACGAGAAGTCACAAGCCAAGCACGTAGCTCAGATGAAAGTCATTGAGA